AAGGAAGATTCATAATTAACCCATATGGTAAAGATGATACGGATACCATTTCCTATACATTAGCTCAATTTACGGATACAAAAAGTGATACATTTAATTATACTACTGGAGAAGATATAATTATAGGAAATCCTAATAATATAAATTTTAATTTATTTTTAAATGGGCAAAAATTAATAAGCGGTTTAAACTATACTTCTCAAAGATTTATAGATACGGTTTTAATTACAGGGGTTACTGGAATAGATAAAGATTCTTTAAATGGAACTTATACTCGAACTTCTGGAGCATATAGCAAATTTAATAATATAAGTGGAAGCACAATTTATTACGATCCAAGCATAATATCTTGGTTTATGTCTGGATCTGGAGCTTCTAATAGAGCTTTTGGATCTTATGAAGATTATAGTCCATTAGTATATTGGAATTTTGATAAAGATTTAAATACCATTACTAATGGTCCTACTGGATATATTGCAACTGGTGATCATTTTGTTATTAACAATAATCTAGCAACCGGTCAAATTTATGTTGTTCAAGATGATTATTTTAATCAAATAACTGGCGCAAATTTAAAATTAGTCATATTAAATCAAAACTATTATAATGAAAAAATATGGTTAAATGGAATTTTTCAAAATAGAAACTATTTATCTACTTCCTGTATCAATACCCTACTCCAACCTACTGGAGATATAGAAGATAAAAATCAAGATATATTTAATAATGAATACAATAGATTTATTTAATAGTGTAAATATAGATAGGTACAAGGAGCAAGGCTTATGCCAATAAGATCTATTGAAAAGATTAGAATAGGTAATTACCCAGATGGTAGGTTTGCTAATGGATATATATATTCTGCGCAAATAAGCCAAGGATATAGTGAAAGTTCTAATAAATTAACGATAGACATTGTTTACGAGCAAGGCACTAATATAATTTTACCAGATAAAAATTTAACAACATCTTATAGAATCCAATTTGGTGATTTAATCTTTCCAGAAATGTATTTTATTTCTCATACTAAAAGCGTGGCAGTAAATGAAGAGATAATTACATGTACATTTTCTGATGGATCTATTTTATTAGATAGATATTTTGTTGGATTAACAAATAGGCATTATAAAATAAATGAAACGACTCAAAATTTTTCAATTGATGTTATTTGCGCGAATTGCGACAACAGCATCGGGCCAACAAATGGAATAGTTACTAGAAGTCTAGCTAATTCCCCAAATCTTTTAGTAAATAATCTTTTAGTCGTTGGAGATGAAGAGTTTATTGATCAAGCTTGCGATGTTCCAGACGTTAAATATAATTTTTCAAGTTTATTGACAACTATGGCAAAAATCCCAAACTTTACTTTTAAGAATTTTCTTGACATTAATCCAGATTACAGAACTTCATATACAGGCACTCTAAGAGAAGTTTTATCAAATTGGTGTTCTGATTTCGGTTTCAATTATTATTGGGATTTTATTACTAATAGTTTAATTTTTGTAGATTTAAGAAATCCAGTAGATTTAACTCCTGTCTCAACTTTTATAAATGAAAATTTTGATCAAAATAATCCTAATTTACCTATATCAAGTTATTCTGAAAATGAATCCTTAGAAGGTACTTATCAACAAGATAACGTTGATTTTATACTTAAACCTTCTAGAACAAAGGAAAGACAATTTATAGATTTTTTTCCAATTACTTACAATTGCATTACTGTTGAGAACGCTTTTTTTAATGATTATGTTAATTATGGATCTGCTTTTAAAATTGGTTGCGCGTTATCTAAATACAATCAACAGCTGCGAACATTATATCATCTGCAAGGTGGAAGATACCGTTTATTAGGATTTAATTTAAGATATAATGGTATAGAAGATTTTGTTTTACAAACTGTTTTGAAAAATATAAATGAATTCGTAAATAGCGGTGGTCAAACCGTAATAGTAATTGGTGATTACAATCAAGCTGTCGATCAGGCTAACGCCGCGAGAGAAAGTTCTATAGCTAGCGATTTTATAGGAAAATACTATTATAATGCAAATTATGTTCAATGGAAAGATTTATATTGCTCTGATAGCGCGAGATTAACTTTATCTACTACGGTAAATCCAGAGCCAGATTGTACGCAGCCCGCACCTTGGAGAGCTTATGGAGGTAGTTTTACAATGCCTCCTCCATCTTCATGTTTATTTACTAGAGGAGGGGCATCTTATTTAGAAGATAATGTGAATAATTTAAATATAGATAATTTGGGACCAAATTTTCTAAATATAGAAGGCGAAATTGCAGATCAAATCAGAGATGCACTTCTATTAATAAATCCAAATAATACAAATGCTGATAAATATAGAGGATTAACATTAATTGCTTACAAACCACTACTTCAAGTAACTCCAACTTTTAATAATTATAACGCTTCAGAAGAAGGAATTATTCCTGCTCAATATGAAAGCGATGAAATAGTTGGTTGCCAAACTATTTGTGAAAAAGATGTTGGAGTAGATATTTGTAGAAGAGTTTGTACAAGATTATCATCTCCTGCTGTAGGTTTATTTTCTAAACTCTCAGAAGGTGTTGCGGTAACTAATTTATTAAATAATAATAGTATTAACATCATATTCCCCTCTGAACAAAATTACTTAGGTTATATAAAAGCTGAAGGAACTCTATTTTATACAGAAGAAGGAATTAAAACAATGAATTTGACTAGTGATTCAAATTATGCTGTAAACCCAAATGTTATGAGTTATTCAATTCACTTAAATGATGTTACGACAGAAGAGCCATCGGTAGGTACTGTGAATATAACAAATATTAAACAAAATAGTAGAAATTTAAATATAAAAAATACAAACTTTAGAAGAAGTATTTCTTTAAAAATAATTGGTATGAATTATGGAGATCTTAATCAATATTTAAATTCTAATTCAGGTTTAACTAGTTTTAATGTTTATTTAAATGATAATGGTGTTTTTACAGATTTAAATTTTGAAAATAGACCAGAACAAAGACCAAAAGAAGAAGTTGTTATGCAAAAAATTGGCCCACAAAAAATGAGGATTCTAAAATAATATGTTTTTTTCTGGAAATAATTTCTTATCTTTAAGTGACCAAACTGGAATATCTTTTAATTTAAATATTTTATTAGATAATTTAAATGGAACTTGCAATCTAGGATTTACTGGTGGTTATAAAGAATCTTTCGTGGATAATGGCTTAATTTTACATCTTGATGCATCAAACCCTAATAGTTATTCTGGAGATAATAATTGGAATGATTTAAGTAGTAATAATTGTGATTATAAGTTAGTAAACAATCCTACTTTTGATGTTGATGGAGGTGGATCTATTTCATTCAACGGAATAGATCAATATGGAAGTGGTGATGCAGTTGTTGCTAATCCATTATTTTTATTTAATAAAGATTATACTATAGAAATTCTAGCAAAAGTTTCAGCTCTTCCAACTCAAGAATATAGTGGAGGAGCTTTATTTGGCCAAAGAATGGGCGCAAATCAATTAATTTTTATATCTGGTAAAAATCAAAATAATCAATCATCATTATCAATGAATTATGATGATACTAGATATAGTGCTGCGGCAAAATTTACTAATAAAAAAATATCTCCTAATGAATGGTTTCATTTTACTGTAGTTAATCGTAATTCTGGAAATATATTTCCAGATACAAATACATTATATACATCCTACTATATGGATGGATTATTAGATTTTAGTGGAAGTGCTGGAGATGGAAATGGAACAGATGATCCGAATGGAGAAATACCAACTTATATAGCTCGACAGGGAAGAGTAGACGCTGGAATTTCAGCGATGTATACTACTGGAAAATTCGCCGTGATTAGAGCTTATAATAGAGCTTTAAATAGTTCCGAAATCTTTCAAAATTATATGTCTATTAGGGATAGAATATATTCCGAAAATTTTAATTTTAGATTTGATAAAGGCAAAATTTTTGATCCAGAAAATAGATTAATTTATTTTTATGATACAAATCAAAATGTAAATATATCTGGTAATATTTCTCCAAATAAATTTTCTTATTATATTAATAATAATCTAATCTGCTTGAATGGTGACAAAAACAATTTTATTACAACTGGATATTATATAAATACAACTGGATGCGGCGCAAATTCTAATATAAATATTCTAGGAACTAGACCAGCCTACAATATAAATTTAAGTCCAATATTTTATATTACAGGAACAAATTACTTAACTGGCTCAATTGATAATTCTAATAATCTTGAATTCAGAATATATAGCGGTACAGTAACAGTACCAACTGGTTTTGCGATAGAAAATCTATCAGAATATGTTACTGATAGTGGGTTTTTCTCAATTAATCATTATAATTTAACTCAAGGTCAAGTTGAAGATGAAAGATTATACGAAGTTCAATTAAATCTTTTCACTAATTTCGGTCAAATTACTCAAAACTTCACAACAACAGGATCATATTCTGGATATGTTAATGTTAATCTTAATACTGATGATATAACTGATTATTTTGTAAGAAGTGGTATTCAAACTGGAGTAGGCGATTATAAAGAAAATAATTATATTTTAAATTTTGATATTATAACTGGTAGTTTAAGATCTTCACCAAGTGGTTTAAATAAAAATTTATTTATAAAATTTGAATATTCTGGTGGTAAAACTGGGGAGATAACTGGAGACGTAAGAGCCATTGGATCACAAAATTTTACTTTAACTGGAATTTTAAATGGAAGTGGATATTTGACTGGAATAACAAGTCTAGCAGCAACTGGATACAACGGTTTATCTGGAGTTAGCGTTACTGGTTTTATAACTGGATCAACCCAAAATTATGCATTTATAACTGGAAATGTTTCTATGGCGAGAACATTAGTTGCTACTGGATATTATTTGAATCAACAATTTATTGATAATCAAGATTTTGTATTAAATACTTTTACTTCGAATGGTTATATTGATTATAATAATATAATAACTAGTATTTTTACTCAAAATATTCAATCATTCGCTACGCCAACTTATGAAATTAATTCTCCTATTAGAGTAAGTTCTAATGATTCTGGAACTTTTTTTATACTAAGCAATCAAGAAACAATATCATCTACTGGTTCAGTGTTATTTTTTACTGGAAATGGAGTATCATGGGATCTAAAATCACAATACTCTGGAATATCTGGAGATATTCAATTTGGAAAAGAAATAAAAATTAATAGAGAAGGAAATAATTTTGCTATTAGTTCAACAGTAGGAGATCCACTTACTGGAAGAGTTTACCTATTAACTGGATCTAACCAAAGTATTTATGATGCACAAATCATAGAAAATTCTGGGGAATACTTTGGAAGTTCATTAGCTTTAAATAGTGGAAATATTTTAGTGATTGGGAATCAAGGAGACAATAATAATTCTGGTTCAGCAAATATATACAAAAAATATGATTTATATAGTAAAAATATAATAAGTGGAAGTTATAATCCTAATCAATTGGGAATAGGCAATACTGATAATTTTGGTATTAGTACTCAGTTTAATGGTAATGGAGATAAATTATTTATTGGCGCAAGTAACAAAGGCAAAGGAAATACTCAGTACGGAACAGGCTCAATTTTTATATATACTGGAAATGGATCAAATTGGAGTCAATATTTTGAAATAAGCGGAGATTCAAATATAACAAATTTAGGTAGATCACTTGCTGTAAATTCTAGTGGAAATATTCTCATGGCTGCTGGATTTGATTCTAGAAACTTTGGAACAATTAATTCTGGATTAGTTTATGTTTATACTGGAAATGAAAAAAATTGGAATAAAGTCGCAGTATTATCTGGTTCACAATCAAGTGGAGCTTCATTTGGTAGTTCAATTTCTTTAAATACAAGTGGAACAGTCGCAGTTATTGGTGGCCCGCTTTGGAATGGATCTAATTTAAGTACAGAGAGCGCCTACACCGGAGCAGCTTGGATATTTACAGGAAGTGGTTCTAATTGGGGCGAAGTAGCTAGGATAACGGGATTTTCAAATAGATATGCTGGACAATTTGGTTATTCTACTGCTATTAGTGATGATGGAAATACTATAGCGATTGGTCAACCATTTTATGGAAGACCAACTACAACAAGTGCATTAGCAACTGGCGCAGTTTGGATTTATACTGGTAATGGATCTACTTGGGATCAAGCAGCTTTAATAACTGGTTCATCTTCACAAACTAGATTTAGATTTGGAAATTCTATTTCTATGAATTCTTCTGGAAATATGGTATTAGTTGGGCTTGGAAATGCTACTAGTCCATATACTGCATTTCTATTTACAGGAAGTGGTTCTAATTGGGATACAGCAGCAACATTTACTGGTTCTAATGTTTTTTGGGGTACAGAAGTTAATTTAAATAAATCTGGAAATCAAGTTTTAATATCAAATACGTTGGATAATCTTGATGGTAATACAACTGGCGCAGTTTATCTTTATACTGGAAATGGAAATGAGTGGGGTCAAGCTCTTTCATTTACTGGAGAAGTTCTAAATCAACCTTCATTTTCAGGAGATTATTATAATTTTGGTTATAATACAGCAACAAGTCCTAATGGAAAAATTTTAGCAATTTCATCTAATACTTTTTCATCTAATATAGAAAAACATGATTATGTTAGCATTTTTTCAACAGATATTGGTTGGACAAAAAATCAATGGCAACAAATATCTAAAATTAGTGGAAATTCAAATATTTCAACTAATAATTTCGGTTCTTCTTCTGATATAAATAGAAATGGAAATGTAATTATAGTTGGCTCACCAAACGGAACTAATGGGCGTAGTTATATATTTACTGGTGATTATAATAATTATAATTTATTATCTACATTGGTAGGATCAGGAAATATTACTAATGATAATTTTGGTTGCTCAGTTTCTTTAAATGAAATTGGAGATACAGCTGCAGTTGGAGCGCAAGGATATAATTTTAATAGTGGTGGAGTATATATCTATACTGGAAATCAAAATGGTTGGATACAATCAAGCTTTATAAGTGGAAATATTAATTCTACCGCATATTTTGGAAACAAAGTAATTTTAAATAAATATGGAAATCTTTTAGCAATTGGCGCGCCATATGATGATTTAGGATCTGGCGCAATATATATTTATACTGGAAATCAAAATTCTTGGACTCAATACAATAGAATAAATAGCAGTAATTTAGATATATTATCTTCTAGTTTATTAGGAACTGGTATAGATTTTGTTAATTTTGGTAATATAAATACTGTATTTGCAAATAATTATAATTTTAATAGAACTCATGCTTTTGCTGATATAAATTTCACAGGTTATATAACTAACCTAGTTGCTACTGGTTTCGTTTCTAGAACTGGAAACTATTTATTTACTGGTTTAATTACTGGACAAGAATATACAAAATCATTTTTTGACGCTTTTGATATTTCTACTGGATATTATTTAAATGGATTTTTAACTGGAATATCAGGGTTAAATAAAGATATAATAAATAATATGTATACTGGTAGTGGAATAATCGATATTGATACAAATAGATTACATGTTATGGTTAAAAGTAGAAATTATTTTAATAATGAAGATGATATAACTGGTAGATTGACATTAAGTGGATACAATATTACTAATAAATATAAAAGTGTAATTATTAGTGGTATAAGTCATAATCAAAGGTAAAAATGCCAGCTCAATTTAAATCAGATTTTGGAGATACATTATTAGGAGCAGCTTGTCTAAATCCAAAAACACGAGATTTAGTTTTAGGAACAAATCCTCTTTATACTGAATGGTGTGATAATGTACTTTATCTTAACTCTATTCGTCAAACTTCAAGTGCTTCTCCATATTTTGAATCTTATCAATATAACGCAGGAATAACCTTCAAAAGCGCTCAATTTCCAAGCTATCAAGCATTAATTTATGGTTATGGAGATAGTATGAATTTAGATATTAAAAGTAGCAATAGAACTATATCTAATAAAGTTTCAAATACTTCTGTTTCATTTAATATAACTGATACAAGTAAAAATATTCAATTAAGTACAGACAATATTCCTGTTAATTCTCAAGTTACTTTAAGAAATTGGGGTACTACTAATTCTCCTGTTTATATTTTATCTAATTCAAATGGAAATGTTTATTTACCAAATACTTTTGTCAAAAATGCTGATCTTGCGTCAAATGCACGCTATGCTTCATACGCTGGCGTTGCTGATGATGCAATTCGAGCAAGTTATTCGTATTACGCACAATTCGCGGGATATTCAGACGAAGCGTTTTACGCATTTTATGCAGGTACAGCCGATGTAGCTACTGCGGCGACAAATGCAGCATTTGCTACAAATGCTGCCTATGCTGCAGTTGCTGGGTTCGGAGGAGGAGGAGGAAATGCTGCCTACGCTGGTACTGCGAGTAACGCAGGATTTGCTACGAATTCATCTTTTGCTAGTAACGCAGGATACGCTGGTACTGCGAGTAATGCAGGATTTGCTACGAATTCATCTTTTGCTAGTAACGCAGGATACGCTGGTACTGCGACTAATGCAGGGTTTGCAACGAATTCATCTTTTGCTAGTAACGCAGGATACGCTGGTACTGCTACTGATGCAGCATTTGCTACAAATGCTGCCTATGCTGCAATTGCTGGTACTCAAGGAGGGGGAAACGCTTCATACGCTGGTACTGCGACCAATGCGGGGTTTGCTACGAATTCATCTTTTGCCAGTAACGCAGGATACGCTGGAACTGCGACTAATGCAGGGTTTGCAACGAATTCATCTTTTGCTAGTAACGCAGGATACGCTGGTACTGCGACTAATGCAGGGTTTGCAACGAATTCATCTTTTACAAGTAACGCAGGATACGCTGGTACTGCTACTAATGCAGCATTTGCTACGAATTCATCTTTTACAAGTAACGCAGGATACGCTGGAACTGCGACTAATGCAGCATTTGCAACGAATTCAAATTACGCTGGAAGAGCTGGTACAGCTACTAACGCTTCATACGCTGGAACTGCGACTAATGCAGGGTTTGCAACGAATTCATCTTTTGCTAGTAACGCAGGATACGCTGGAACTGCGACTAATGCAGGGTTTGCTACGAATTCATCTTTTGCTAGTAACGCAGGATACGCTGGTACTGCGACTAATGCAGGGTTTGCAACGAATTCATCTTTTACAAGTAACGCAGGATACGCTGGAACTGCGACTAATGCAGGGTTTGCAACGAATTCAAATTACGCTGGAAGAGCTGATACAGCTACTAACGCTTCATACGCTGGAACTGCGACTAATGCAGGGTTTGCAACGAATTCAAATTACGCTGGAAGAGCTGGATACGCTGGAACTGCGACTAATGCAGGGTTTGCAACGAATTCATCTTACGCTGGTACTGCGACTAATGCAGGGTTTGCAACGAATTCATCTTACGCTGGTACTGCGACTAATGCAGCATTTGCTACGAATTCAAGTTACGCTGGAACTGCTGCCTATGCTGGTACTGCCACTAATGCAGCTTTTGCATCCTATGCTTCCTCTGCTGGAGCAGGAAGTGCTGCCTATGCTGGTACTGCCACTAATGCAGGTTCTGCTGCTAATGCAGGTTCTGCTGCTAAGGCTGGTAGCGTAGGAGATTTTACTGAATTAGTACTTGCAGTTTGTATAAATGGTGTTAGTCAAAATAAAACTTTCTTAGTTAAATAATCTTATTAATTTGTTCTATTACCATTTCTGGTGTTATAAATTTTGTACATTCAAAAATTCTCGGTGTATTTTTATGTCTTGGACAATAGATAAAATTATCATATGGAAAGATAAATTCTGTATCATTCCAACAGCTATTGCACACATTTTTATTTATTACTCTATATGGAGTAAAAAATTCTGTTTTTGGATCGCTAAATCCACTTATTAATATCACTTTCTTATTTAAAGCCCAAGCTAACCATGAGAGTCCAGATGGTAATCCAATAAAAAATTCACAATTAAGTATATCAGTTATTCTAGTTTGAATGTCTATATCTCCAGTTTTATCTATAGCATTTGATGGCATATTATTCATGTATACTAAATTGCCATATTTATTATATTTATCAATACATAATGCATCATATCCTTTAATATTTAAATAATTTATTACTTTTTCCCAACCATTTTCATGATTCCAATATTTGGCTTGAGAAGTGCTTTGGGTAGCTATACAAACATATTTATTTCTATATTTATTTTGATTATCCTTAATAAATAAATTTGGTTTTATTTCTTTATATGGTATTTTTAAAATGTCGCAAGCTACTTCTTGAAGATTTAAAGTTCTTGGATCTTTCAAGTTCATTTCTTTAAATTTAAGATTTTCAATCCAAAAACCTAGGAAATATACTTTATCAAAAACAAAGTTTTCTATATCTTGTTTATTTATAAAATTTATATTTCCATAATTAAATATTTTATTTAAAAAATTTACGCAATAGACTTTATTGTTACTTAATTTTCTATATTCTTCTACATAAGGCATCCAAGCTATCGAATCACCTAAACAATCTGAATTAAAATGTATTAAAATATTATCTTGTTTTTTCATTTAAAATTTGATCTATTTTCTCAATCACCATCTCTGGAGTTATTGACTTTGTGCATTCAAAAATTCTTGGTGTATTCTTATGTTTTGGACACATTAAAAAATCATTAAATGGCACATCACCAGAAAAAACATTTAAATTTTGATCTGAGAAACAGGTATTACAAACATTTTGATTTATTATACTATATTTATTTTCAAAAGCTATACTTTTCCCCGTCATCCCAAGTATTTGTATTACTTTCTTATTCAATGCCCAAGCCAACCATGAAAGACCAGAGTCCAATCCTATAAAAAAATCGCATTTATTAATTATATTTGCTACTTTATTTAAAGGTAATCCAGTTTTATTAATCGCATTTTTAGGTATACTATTCATGTATACTAAATTTCCATAAAATTCATGCTTATCAACACATATAACGTCATATCCATTTTTTTTAAGGTATTCAGCTATTTTCTCCCAACCATTTTCATAATTCCAATATTTCGCTTGCATAGTGGTTTGAGTAGATATACAAACATATTTATTTTGATAGTTAAAATTTTGATTTGAAAGATGAATATTTGGTTTAATTTCTTCTTTAAAATTAATCCCAATAAATTTACTTAATTGATGCTGTAATGGAAGTCTTTCATTTTTTAAAATTTCAAAATCTTTTTTTACATAATGAGCTGTATGATAGGCGAGGTTATATCTGTCGTATGCGATAAATTTTTTTTGATTATATTCAATCTCTACAAATGAATCAGAAATTGAAATTTGAGAAGGATCTTTTATGAAGAAGATATTTTTATATTCATTTTCAAATAAACTATAAAAATTAGTTAAAAAAAATACATTTTTATTATTCTCAATTTTATAAATATTTATAAAAGGTATTAGAGCAATCGTATCTCCTAAACCCAAAATTGAACCATTAAAGTATACGCTATCATTCATTAAGATTTATGGCATTAAAAGATCCAATTTAAATATATAATCATTTCTTAAATCGTCTGAAATTGCTGCAGCATGAGCAACCCAACAATTTTTTGATAAAATCTCTGGAGTTACTAAATTGATTATCGAAGGGCTTTCTTTGGCATCTATACAATTTATAGCCATAGAATTGAATTGTTTTGATAGATTTTTATGTAAAAAATTATATTTTCTTAAATAATAATTAATTTTTGTTTGATCCGTGAATCTAAACATAACTTTATAATCACAATCTTCAAAAATTTTATAATGTTGATTTTCCAACAGCATAAGTCCAGTATTATAATATCCGTAAGTCCAGTTGATTGTTCCTAACAAAGCTTGAGAAGCAATCATTTCATCATTTCTATTAAAACAATATTCATCTCCATTGCACGCATCTAAAACTGCGTAAAAATAATTCATAGGATAAATTTCAAAAATATTAGGCATTTCTCTAGATAAAACCATATCACCATCTACGCATAATACTCTATCAAATTTTTTAATTAAATCTTTTAAAATAAAAAGTTTATTATAATGATACAAATGACTGCTTTGATGTAAATTTTCATTTTTAATTTCTGGATTTAATTCATCAGAAACAATTAATTCTACATCCCATTTTTTAGCTAAAAATTCCATTCTAGGAAGTACAACTTTCTCGAAAGCCTCTTGATATGATGTTTTTAACCAATTATATGTTATAATTGCTTTTTTCATTTTAATTGAAGAATGGGCATTTTTTAATTGATTCACGCATCTTTTCTAAGTCTCCCAATTGTTCTTTTCTTGAACTAATAAATCTCTTTTTCAATAAAGCTAGCGTAGCTTGTTCTTTGAGAACATCTTTATTTGTAACTTTTCTAATTTTAATATTAAAATTTTGATTTTTTTTAATTGGTATTAATTTTACTATTGATGTTCCAGCTGGAATAATAAAAGAAGTTGGTGCTTTTTTATGTATTTGGATATTAATATTTAAGTGCGATCCAAATTCTGGATTAAAAATTCCCGGCACAGCAGAGAACAATTGCGATTCATTAGAATAATATGTTGGTAGTAGAAGTATTTGCCAATTTTTGTTGATATTAACTCTCCAGTTAGACATAATTTTTAAAATATGTGGCCAAGAATCTTCTCTTGATTTTATAAATTCAGGAAATTGATCACCATTATGGGATTGAACTTCTGGAGATATAAAATTTCCATTAGTTAATGATGATGTTTGAGTTGGAGTATGAATTAAATATTCTCCCTTCTCATCGTTAGACACCAAAGACACCCTTATATCTTGCCAAGTTTTTAAATGAATGCCTTCATTTATAATAGACCTAATTCCGGGACATTTTTCTACAAAAAATGTATTTCCAGATATATTCTCTGGATTTAAATTAATATTTTTTAAAATTTCTTTAGTTTTTTCAGCTCTATTTCTAACCCAATTTGGAACAGGATCTTTATATGCTGGAGTCGGTTTATTGAGCTCTTCTAATCCGGGGATTATAGAATAAAATTCTATCTCTGGATCTTCTCGAAAAAGAGAAAATATTTTCTTAAACATTTTAAATTTTGAATATATTTAAAATATAAGTAAATTCTGGAACTTCTAAACCTTTTAGGTCAGCTCTAGATAGATATTTAAATAATAAATCTATATCTTTTTTAGATAAATTAAATGTAAAGCTACTCTTTTCTTCTAGATTTTGATTTTCATTATTCATGCTTTTTTAATCCTTTCTATTAATTCAAAGATTTTACTCTTAGGAATATCTAAGATACTATTTAAATTTTCAGCATTTTCAAATTTTTCTTTAACTAATTTTTTCTTTAATTGATCAAAATTAATACCCTTATCTTTCATTACTTTTTCAAGAACTGCTTGAGGAGAAGTTGGATTATCATTAACACTTGATCCTTCATCCAATAATTTAGCATCTCCAAGTTCTTCTTGAGATACGATATTAATCTTCAAGAAATTTCTCACACATCTTACAAAGGCGCGATTTTCAGCAATCGCAGCTAAGAAGAATCTTGCGAAACTCTTTGTATTATTTACTGTAGCGTCAGCTAGAGATTCAAAAACGATCTCTTTTCCACCAGTTTCATAATTTGGCAACCAAGTTATCTTACAGCTTGTTGCAAAATAACTCTCAGAAGCTGCTACTACTTTATATTCAACACTTGTATATCCACGAATTTGGGCAAGTTCTTTAATTCCACCTAAAAGGATAAGCAAATCTTTATCTTGAAGTTTTGAGACATCTGTTTCTTGAGTCTTTTGTCTGTTTGGAACAAGATGTTCGGTCTTTACCATTTTACGCCAATTAATAGTTCCATCATCATTAAATACATAATTAAGACTCTTATCTTCGATAAGGCCGTATTGATTTCTTGTTATTAATTTCGGAGGAACTACTTGAGGGGTTTCCGTCTTTTGTTCTGAAACAACAACTGCCTCAAATAATTCCGAACTACCAATTGATATTGTATTTTCTTCTGATTTGATTTTAGGACTCATTTAAATGATGATACCACCTATTATATTATTGGTCAAGGTTAAAAATATAAAGATTGTTGAGTTCTTTATTTAACTCTGGATTATTAATATACTTATTGGACATATCTTTGGTTTCCCATTGATACCTACTATTGAATTGACCTTCAGAAGATATTAGGATTCTTGAAGATTTAAAATATGTATTATTACTTGCTTCGATTTTATCGGTTGGATGATCTCGTTTTACAATAAGGCCATAGTCCATATAATCTAATTTAAATTCATTTAATTCTTCTTCTGAGAGATAAGATATAAAAGCTGAATTAATTGTATTTCTTTTTAATGTTTTTACAAAGGTAGTATCATTATCTTTTTCAACAATATAAATTAATTGTGGGATATTTTGTTTGTATTTTTTAAGAAGTTCTTCGTTAATAGGTTTACTAGTAAATACAATACATTTCTTTTGCTGTAAAAATAATTCTAATACTTGCTCATTAAATACATAATCCATTCTAATAACAAGGGTCTCTAATCCAATTTGGGCTGGATTTATGGGTTTATCTGGAATTATTTCTAGCGTTTTATTGATATATTCATTTCCAATGTAAACAGTCTTAGGAAGATTATTGTACGGAATATTTAATAGTTTAAGAATGCCTTCGGCGATAGCTTCTGGCTTAATATTATTAATGCTTTTAGGAGATTCATTAACAGAATATTGAGGTTTTTTATTTATTTTGGGGCTTAAAAGAACCATATCCTCTGGCTTAGTCCAGTATGGTTTAACATTATTGACATTATTATTAGAATATAATGCCACAATTTTTTTACCATATCCAGAAGCAATATGAGCAGCAAAACTATCTGCACCAACATGCATTATACTATTTTTAATAATATATGCTGCTTGAGAAATATTTGTTTGACTACATAAGTTTAAAGTATTATTAACAGTTTTATCTTCTTTTGCGCCAATATGAACTAATGTAATATTATTTTTTTGTAAATAAGGAGAAATTATTGATACTACTTCATCCCAATAATCATAATTTTTTGATTGATATTTACTAAATGGTTGAAATGATATATATTTTTCAACATTGACTGGAAAAAAGGTGTCATAGATATAAGGTTTATCTATCTTAACTCCGCAAGCTGTTGCATATCTTTCAATTAAGTGCATACATTTTCCTTTATATCAAATTGTATATTAGTTTTACCGTTATGTAAATAGTCTAAAAATCTTTGCGTTCCAGCATGGGGCAAGAAAGCTACTTCAAAATAACCATTATGATCTCCAGCGCCTTCAAGCCAAAGTAATTGATCCATTTGAGGAATATATTCTAAGAGTTTATAGATATGAGGATTTCCTTGTAGTATTTGGAAATATTCTGGCTTAGTAGCAACATAAAGATTGTGGTCTGGATATTGCTTTTTAATATTCTTGAATAAAGAAGTTGATATATAAATATCACCAATACTTTCTGGCATAACATATAACACTCTTTTACCTTTGTCATCTTTGCCTAGAAGATCTTCAAATTCAATTTTTTTGTTTTTTTGATTTTCTTGAGAAGCTACTTGTCTAAAATAATTTTCAATATCTTGACGCTTTGCACCTTTTGAAATTTCTTGCATCCAATATTTATGGCCATCATCATTATCATTAACGTCTTTCATTTTTAGAATATTATGATACATATAAGTTAACCATTCATTATCTTTTTCAATATTTGGAACTTGATGAAATGCATCTTTCTCCTCTTCTTTAAGAGAGAAGTCGTAATCTGTAAATTCTGAATTATCAATAAATTGCTCTATTCTTTTCCCTACAGTTTCTACCGAGAAGTTCTCGATAGTCCATTCGCGAGCTTTTCTACCCATTTCTCTTCTTTTTTGAATGGGCATATTGTATACTTTGTTTATTTGCTTGGCGATTGAATTTGGTTTTGTAGAAGCTTTAATAAATTCTGTGCCATGCTCTCTGTATTCGCTCCATTCAAGATCAAATGAGCCAGCGCCTTCTTGACACATTTCTTCTCCGCAAGAATAATTAGTAACAAGAGTAATCAATTCCGTAAGTTTAGCTTCTTGGATTGGAATCTCTTGTCCACCGCTAGTAAATGGATGACAATAAACATCCATAAGATTATATACTTCATTTAATTGTTGTTCTGTTACTCCAATTCCAACATTTGTTGTAACTTGGCTTTTTTCACTTCCACAGAATCTACAATTTACATCTTGACCATGAAAGGGTTTGATTTCATAATTACCGCAGTTTTTACAAATATATGTAGTAAGAATTTCCCTTGGATCAATTCCATATTCTGCTGCGAGCTTATGAATATTCCATCCTTCGCCCCAGTGAGTATGAAGCAATAGGAATGTATTTTTAATTTGAGGATTACTTCGTTTCCACAAAGCATATCCTTCTAATAGGTTGGGAACGCTTTTTCTTAATTGATTTCTAAATACGAAACCAATAATAAATGCATCTAATGGAATTCCATATTTACTTCTTAAGTCTCGTCTTTGAGATTCTTCTAGTCTATAAAAATTGGCAGTTTCAACTGCTCCATGAACTGTTTCGACTTGCTTGTGTCCAAGTTCATGCAAAGCTTTTGTTGCGAAATCACTCCAAATCCAATAGTTTTTAATCTTTGGAGCTTTCTCAACTGCGCTAGGAAGAATAGGCAGAGAATCTAGAGTTGTCCATAAAGCGCAAGAAATTTTATTAAACCACTTTTTATCAATAGCAAAATCAATACCCCAAATATCTTGAACTGCAATATAAGTATCTGGTTTTTCTTCTTGAATAATTCTATCAAGATAATGTGCGCCGTAACTAGCTAATCTAGCTACATTTGGATCTTTGTTAAGTTGCTCAATTTCTTGGGGATTGTCTGGAAGCGAACCTACTGATTTCCAAGGAGTCTTTTTTAATTCTGGATTTGAATATTGCACTCCACAGCAATAATGTACAATATCATACTTACCTGTCTTATAAAGATAAGACAATAGAGCTTTCGCTGCTCTGCCAAACCCAGTTTTGGCTAGAGAGAAATCAGATTGATAAACTATTTTCTTTTTGCGAGACACAATTACCAAAGTTCGCCGTCTTCTTCGGCGTTAGATTTATTTGATTCTTGATTAGGTTTTGAATTTTTAAACTTTTTAATTGCTTCAACTTCTTGAGTCTTAAATACTGATTGCAGAGCATGAACTAAAAATTCTCTTAGAAGTCTAGCTTCATTAAAGTAAAAACCAAGTAGGAAAGATTGTTTGTTTTCTACATTCTCTTTGCTCTCTTTATTTACGCTATAAGAGAATCCAACTTGCTTCTCATCTCTAATATAAGGAGAAAACTTAATTTTTGTAACTTGCTTGTCAGAAGAATGATAAGCTGAAAATTCTACATTCTTATCTAAAGCTTCAAGTAGTCCTGCGGCTTCGGTTATTGAAAACTTTACTTTTGCACTCTTTTGAGGATTATCTTTATTATCTGAAAATGAACCCGTTTTTGTTCCTTCGTTCCATGAACTCTGCTTAATTAAGGAACTCCAGATTGAACCTTCTTTTGAATTTACGCTAAAGCTACAGGCCGTACCTGTATTTTTACTATTTGGTTTATAAAATGATATCATATTAGTATATTATTCTTTATTTTCTTTCTTGTCAACTATTTTCTTTAAATCATTTAATTTCATATAAATTTGCTGATCTTGAATCGCTACAAGATCGCCAAATACACAATCATCTCTTTTTGATCCTTTAGCAATAACAATATTACCCTCTTCAAATGCTTTATTATTCAATAATTTATTATTTTCAATATTATCATTAAATATTAATACGCTAATTGATGATGTTTCATCTGATATCTTTAATCTTACATATCTGGTTTTCTTTTCATTTTTAGAAACGCCAGTAAATACTTCTTCGATTTGACCTACAAATGCGACCTTACTATTTATTGGTTCATCTACAATATCACTAATATATTTTAGATTTTCTCTTTTCTCTGAGAAGATTTCTTTTAATTCTTTATTATAAGTATATCCCAAAAGTTTCTTTTCATAATACCAGTTAGCAAAACTTTCGCTTTTGCTATTTTGATTATAAATTTGTAGATATGGGTCATATTTATTTTTAATAGTTTTTAATCTAGTATCTTTAATTACTGTATGATTCTTTTCATCAGTAAATTTATTCAAATGCTTAATAATCTTAATAAGGTCATAATCAAACTTCTCTGCAAATGAAATTGCATATTTCTTTTCTTTAGAGGTTAGGATATTCCATAATTGAGCTTCTAATACAATCTTACTTCTAGATTGACTAAAACCACTTAATGCACCAGCTTGAATAAGTGCTGACAATACTCCGATATTTAAATCTGCTTCTTCTGCTGCTTGAAAGATCTCAAATTTATTAGAATACTTGTTTCTGAAGCTATTGAGTTTTTGAATCGATTTATCGCTAATACCCTTAATTGAAAGTAATCCGAATCTAATATCTTTTTGTTCAATTGAAAAATCCATTTCAGATTTAATAATATGAGGTGGAAGTAATTGAATATTAAATTCGTGCATTTCTTTTTGAATCTTGGAAATTTCACCAATTGGGTCTGGTTCATTTCTGCTCATTTTTAAAAGAGATAGAAAGAATTGTTGAGGATGATTAAATTTAAGATAAATTGTAACAGCAGCCAAAGCTGCATATGCAAGTGAATGAGATTTATTAAATGAATAGTTCGCTGAATCTTCCATGATTTTCCATAGAATTTCTCCTACTTCTTTTGGTAGTTTATTTTCTTTAACTTTATCTTGAATCTTCTTTTGCCATGCTTTGATTTCTTCAGTTTTCTTTTTACCTACGATTCTTCTTAAGATTTCTGCTTCATCCAGAGTAAATCCAATCTTATGCGCCATTTGCATGAGCTGTTCTTGATAAAGTGCAACTCCACCAGTTTGCTTTAAGATATCGTCAAAGAATGGATGAATACTTTCATGTTCGCTGTAGTTTGTATATTTAGCGTACTTATCTACGAATTGAAGTGCGCCGGGTCTAGCTAGAGCAAGAACACCGCTAAGTTCTTCTAGATTCTTAGGCTTTACTTTTTGACATACTTTGAAATTTGTATCTGCTTCAATTTGGAATAATCCATGAGGAGATTTTAATTCTTGTAAGTTTCTATAAATAGATTCATGACCTAAATCAATATCTTGAACTTTAATTCCAATACTCTTACAAACGTCATCAACAACAGAAACGCTTCTTAAACCAAGAATATCAAGTTTAATGTTAAATAAGCTAACCCAATTCATATCAAAACTTGAAACTGCTTCTTTGTCGCTAGAAAATTCTGTTGGACATACTTTTTCAAGATCATTATAAGAAAGAAGAACTCCAGAAGGATGAACGCCTTTATTTTTAATTAAATCTCTTAGCTTTAATGCAATTTGATAAGTTTCTTTATTTTCATCACACCATTCTTTAAACTTTTCAATTTCTTCATAAGCAGTTGTGATGTCTTTAACTTGACCGAATACTTTTGGAATAAGTGAGGATATCATTGTCATTTCTTCTTCTGACTTTTCTCCTACAATTTTACCACATTCTTTAATAAGCAATTTTCCGCTTAGAGTATTAAGAGTTAAGATTTTACTTGTTTTACCTTTAAACTTTGTTTCAAGATATTCAAGTACTCTATGGCGATTATAATAACAAATATCCAAATCAACGTCACACATCAAACTACCATCTAAATAAGTTACTCCATCTACAACTTGCTTTTTAGCACGAATCTTGGATATAAATCTTTCGAAATAAAGGTTATATTTAACTGGATCAATTCGAGTTACCCCAATAAGATATAAAATTAATGATCCTGCAGCTGAACCTCTGCCTAGTCCTACTGGAATATCATGTGTTTTACAAAAATTAATAACATCCCATACCAATAAAATATAATCAATAAAGCCTAGTTCTTTTAATGTTTCAAGTTCATATTTTGCTCTATCAACATATTTTTTATGTTCAGCAGAACTCTTATCTACATTTAAGTCTTTGAATCCATTTAAAGCTAAAGCTCTTAAGAAATCATAATTTGATACATCTTCACTAACATTTAAATGTCTTTTAGATTGAACATCAATTGAAAACTCTGGTAATCTAACTCCGTGCAATCCCAAATCTACATCTTGGAACTTTGAAGAAAATGCTTTATCTTCTAATAAATTATTCTTCATCTTCTTCCTCTTCGTCTTTATTTATCTTATCTATTTCTTTGTTAAATTCTCTAAGTCCAGCTGACAGAGTTCTCATTGAGTCGTCATTCTTTAATGAAAAGAATACATCTGCTTTACCATTCTTTTTACCTTTTTGAACAGTAATAAGTAAATACTCTATGCCAGAATCATCTAGCTTTTGAAGCATATCATAAATATCGTCTAATGATGCCATATTAAATTTCAACCTGCCACTTCAATTTATTCCATACTTTTAAATTTAGATCAAGATCATTAATTGCATCGTGCAATTTATCGTAATCATGTTCAATGCCATTCTCTTTACCTAAAAATGTTAAAGAGCTTTTGACTCCTTTTTTTCTTGTATGATAGATTTTATACTGATATTCAGTAAGACTTTCTTTTGGATTATATGGTATTCCATATTTGATTCCTCTTGCTATTGTATTTGTATCAATGAATTTATTCACAAGATGATGCCAATTGCACCCCATATATTTATAATACTCTTTAATAAGGTAAATGTCAAAACCTAAAGTATTGTGACCAATAATATAATCCGCATGATCTAGCCAATCTTTAATTGTGGCAAAAACTTCTTTTGGGTCATGCCCTTCCTTTTGGACTTTCTTGTGATCATATCTTGTGATTCTGGCTGCGTCTTGACTAATCTTTAAATCTGTTTGCCATTTTAGATAATAATTCTTTTCATCGACTTTCTTATCGCCTTGAACTTTAATCATTGCAATTTGCCAAGGAATATTATGACAGAAATTAAGACAAAGATTAAATGTCTCACAATCAACGAATACAAGGTTCTTATTCTTATTATATCTTAAGAGATGATCGTCCATATTATTTTGCCCTCAAATAACTTTCAAAAGAAAATTCATTGCTACTCATGTGATCTAGTTCTGGTTTATTTAGAATACTTCTGTTATTGATGCATCTGAATGTCAAATAAGTTTTGAAGTCCTTCTTAGTATTATAATAGATACTTTTAGTTTTGAAAAGTTCTAATTTGTTTTCTTGTGCGAATTTTTCCATCTTATCTTTAATAATATAATCAAAAGGAAGATCATTGTCTTCAATAAAGACGATTGGTTTAGTGAAATTAAATTGAGGAATACATATAGAATTTCTTAAAGTATTATTGAATATAAAAGAATCATAGAATGGGATACAAAGCAATAAATCATCAGTCCAATTTTTAGATATAGTCTCATAATCAAGTCTTGGTTCATAATAAAAACCAGTTTTTGCTGCTATACTAAATAGTTTAGTTAAAAGTCCATGACCTTGTTTATTTCTAAAGAATATAACTATTTTGGAGTTCTTTTGGCGAGATTCATCTGTTTTATCATTAATAGATTCTGTAACTGTGACTCTTAATCCATAATTTAATTTAATGTTATTATTCTTGGTGTTGGTATATGCCTCAAGAAACGATGACATATTATCTTCTACTAGGAATAATTCTTTAAGTTTATTTTCTTTGGCTATTTGAATTATTGAATCTGGATAATCATCCGCTTCACTCTTATCTTCTAGGGTTAATATAGACCTTCCTAAAGAATAATGCGATTTAAATAATGGTATCATTTTCCTAAATATAGCAGACTTTTTAATACTAATCAATCTAAAAATTCATCTTTTGAGCTATCAAGAAAATTATCCTTTGTTGAATTACTTTGAAATTTTGGGCAACCTTCATAATCTCTAGTTTCTACTTTAAATCCTTTAATATCTTTAAAGTTATTCTCTAGACTAGTTTCTACAACTTCACCTTTATCATTTACTTTAACATAATATTTATATGGATCTTTATATGGGCATTTCCAACCACCAACTTGACACATCCATTTATTCTTTTGATTATCTACTGCAAAGTTTGCTCTAGCAGATTCTTCATTAAATTTATTAATATAATTATTAATATGCTCAAGATAATGCTCGAATCCTTTAATCTGCTCATCCGTGAATATTAGTTCTTGAATTGGTTGCTTCGGAAATCTTAAAAATAAAAATTTAACAATAGGCTTTAACTTGGGCCATAATTTCTTACTCGCTAAACTATACATCATAGCTTGAATATTAGCTTCAAGATCATCACCCCTAAACTTATATTTGGAGCTTTTATAGTCGATTATATGCATTTCTTTTTTAATTTTAATAGGCTTATCTATAAAACCCTTGATATGATATTTAGGTTCTTCATTTGTAATATCAAAATCATACTCTGGCTTGACTATTTCTCCACCTTCTCCAAAGAAATCATTCTTAAGGCCAACTAAAATCATATCGTTTAATAGTTTATAATTACTTTCGTCTAGTTTAACTTTTGCTGATAATTTTTTAACTAATCTATTTACTCCTTCGTCTCCATCAATAGCATTCTTTTTTATTATTCTTTTGTAATTTTTAAGATGCCTTTTATTTAAAAGTAATTCAAAAACCGTATGGCAGATTGTACCTCTTAATGCTCCATCGTTTTGACTTTGAGGAACTTTAGTATGATAGTTATTCCAATAAACCCAAGAGCAAGTTTCAAGAGTTTTGATTCTAGATGCAGAGAGTGTTTTTAGAGATTGTTTTTCCATTGTAATATTTCTTCTTTATTCATCTCTCCGAAATCTTTTTTACTTGGTAAAGCTATTTTTAATTGTTTGTCATCAAAATATCTTTTGAGTCTTGAATAGGTTTTTTCTGCGCCAATGTTCCCAGCATTATTTTTATTTGAATCATTATTCAGGCTAATATAAATCTTTTTAATATCAATCTTTAAAAGATAATTTAAAATGCCCAAACTAAGACTTGTCCCAAATGTAACTAGCGTATTTTTAATCCCAGATTGATACAAGCTCAACATATCGCCAATACTCTCAACAAGGATTACTTCTTTTTGATTTTCTATTGCTTCTGAGTTTAAAAATAGTGGATAAACAAAATCGCTCTTTTCACCAAGATGTTTCCATTTAATTTTAGAAAGATTCGTAATATCTCTACCAGAAAATCCTATGATATTATTTTTAATATCAAATATAGGGAAAACATATCTGTTTTTCATCTTTCCAGCTTTGCCAACTCCGCCTTTGAATTCAGATAAGGTTTCGTTATTGATGCCTCTTTTGTTCCAATAAGAATGATTATTTTCTAGATTAGATAATAGATCTATATCAAACTTTTTAGTTGATTTAAGAAGTGGTTTTGAAATTTCTTTTGGTTGATGAAATGCAAAGTTTTTATCTTTGAGCCATTCTTTAGCTTTACTTGGGTCTTCTAATTTTAAAGTCATACCAACTAAAGAATTAAAATCTCCACTTATATTTTCTTTGAAATCAAACCAATGACCAGTATCTTTATAAATCTTTAATACAGTATCATTATCGCTATCTCTATAAAGAGGTCTAGTTCTATATTCTTTACCACAATCTTTTAATTTATATCCTAGATCAGTTAAGATTTGATAAACATTTACTTGATCCATTCTAATGCCTCGCTTATCACAGGAAACTCTTTAATAAAAATCTTCTTACATTTCTCTGCAATAAGTCTATGTTCTTTTTGAGTATTTTGTTCTGTTCTTAATTCAATGTAATGAATCCAACTTCTAAGTGAACCTTTCATATACATTGTAGTTTGAGTTGTTAATGGTAATATCATTCTAGCTACTTCTTTTGCAACTCCATTTTCAATCATTGTATCATAACAATGTTGAGAAAGTGATAAAGATTCTATAAGAAGCTCATTAACTTTATCGTATGCATCCGTATTTGTGTTCATAAGAATCTCGCCTACTTGTCTATTCTTATCTCCTTGTAAACGAAGTTCAATATCTTCAAACTCATTTGCGATACTATATCTTTGGCTAAACTCTTGAAAACTAAATGATCTGTGTCTTAGAATTTGAGCAGCGATTCCACGACTTGTTTTAATTTCAACGCACATATCAACAAGTTCAAATGGACTCCAATGTTTATGTTTAATTAGAAATTTTAAAAGCTTTGGAGCAGTTTCGACATTCATTTGATTTGATGGATTACTAACTCTAGCACAAAACGCAACTAAATCTTCTGCATTTTTAATTCCTTTCATTTCTGGTTTTGTAACTGATACTAAATCTACGTTCATAGCAATTCTCCATCATTGGCATTTTGATCATTTAATTCGTATTGTTCTCTTTGTCTTTCTGCGACATCGAGTAATGATCCTCTTTCTTCAATGTTGAAATTTGTTACTTGATAATTAAGATAGTTTTGCGCCCAAGTTTCCTTACCAGTACAATCTAGTCTTCTTACTAAATCTTGGTGACCAGCAGCATCTTTTCCTTGGAATCTGGTTTTAGTTGGAATTAGTTTATGAGTTCCAAATGCTTGACCATCAAGAGTAACCTCATCGAGAGTCTTTCTTCTAAAGATTGCTACAAATGATGCGAACCATTGTAATCTATCTGATAGCGAGATTACAGAGCTATCATCAACAACTTCGCTAGCTTTTCTATTAAAACTTTCTCCACTTCGATTTAACTGCATCGCAGTAATAATTGGACAATGAATTTCTTCTGATATTCTTTTGAGCTTATCAATCTTATCACCAATCGCTTGATGCTCTGCCCAATTTGCGCCAACTTTCTCGCCAGTTAGTTTAATATAATCATAGGCGATCATCGCTTGATTTCCACGACCAACTTTAGAAAGATACCATCTGCGGATAATAGAACATACTTGATCAATGTTTTTATTTCCTACATGATAATGAAAGTATTCGTAAGTTTTTACTTTTGCCCAAGCTGCTCTTACTTTTCTAGTCATCTCTTCGTTCTTACGCCAATTACCAGTCTCAAGATACCATACTGGAACATCTGTTAATGACGCTACCATTCGTAATTGAATGTCTACAGTTTGCATTTCGGTATCAAGAATAAGAGTTTTAGTTTTATTTTTTGGATTAATAGAAGTCTTAAAACAAATATCATTTAACCAAGTTGATTTACCTTGACCCGGCCTACTTGCGATTGCATAAATATTACCATTCTTCAAGCCACCATACATTCTATTAAATTCAGAATATGGAGTAATAAGTCCAGTATCTTCTTTTGGAGAATTACCAATCTCTTCTACAAGATCTTCAACTTCAGCGAAAATATTAATTGGCACATCATTTTCTGAATATGCTGATATTTTCTTATTATAAATTTGATCAATCTTACCAATAATTTCATCCATTGAATCTTCAGAATTCTTGTTTACATAATCTTTTAGCTTATCTGCTGTTTGAGATATTTCTCTGCGAACTCTTAATTTAATTAACTCTTTGCAAGCTGTCATTGTAGCTTCTTCTGTGATCTGTGAAAAGCTTAAATTATCAATATAATCAAATATATTAATCTCATCTTTAAATGTAATACCAAGATTCTTGATCTTTTCAGCTAATAGGACTTTATCTACGTTTTCGCCCTTATGTTTAATATTTTTAAATACAGTATATATTGATGAGTGAACATCATTATAAAAGTCATTTTCAGTTAAAAATACATCAATATCTGCAAATAGGTCTTGATGCCTTAATAAGCCGCTTAGTACATGTCTTTCTACTTGTAAAGAGTATATCATCCAGCTTTATATGATACCAAACTAAAAATTAAAAGTCAAGAGTTTTTAATCTTTATCTTCTTCTGAACCATCAAAATCGTCTTCTTCTAGGTTTTTCTTTGCTATTTGATCTGTTGTTGCTTCTAGATTTAATTGATCTACACTTTGACTCCAAGTATTAACATAATATAAAAGTGCCATAGCATTTATTTGATTATCAAATTTTGTGTATACTTGAGGTTCGCCTTTACTTGAAAAATTAAACATTATGTATCCACCAAAACTGCATTCATCAATTTGCTTTAAAAGGGATTCTGGAAAATTAAATTTTTTCTTATTTGTCACCAGAAGATGTTACACATATTTATGCATCTTTTTCAGTTACAACACAAGGAATATGTGCACTTTTTAGTCTTTTATGAAAAACCCATAATGGTACTAACCTTTCCCCTACGAAAGATAGTAATCTTTTATTTATAAACCTTGGATGTGTTTCTATATCTGAATTTAATATTGTTAAAAAGTCTTCTCTTTCAACCAGTTTATTTATAAATTTAATATAAAAATCAGTGAATTCTTTTAAAATTTCCCATTTTGTAATCAAATGGTATGCAAAAATATGTAAATTATTATGATCAAAATAACCTAAACTTTCAGAAAGTTCAGTTTTAGTTAATTCTTCTCTCATTATATCAAAAGCTTGGATTGAATGTGCCATCTTCCATTGTTCTTCCACGTTATACGACAGATGGATTGGTCTAGACAATATAACTTCAAAAGTCTTTAATAAATCTAATGCAGCGTTTTTTTGATCTTGTGAAGTTAAGAATTTTAAATTTTCTTCATTTGGCTCAAAGAAAACTTTAGAATCTAACACTTTATGTTGATTTAAAAAATATGGATATCTTCTATAATGGTTTATGCCAACAAAATCGGCCTCTTTATTTGAAGATATATGTATGTATGAATCATATTCGCCAATTGAAATTTTATCATCAAGATTTACGAATTTTTTATTATTTTTTTTGATTATTTCAGATTTTGGCGTGGTTATTTCTGGATTGTTTGATAAAGCTTTATACCAATTGGACTCTACAAAGGGATAATCCTTAAAAAAATGAGTATACATTTGTATTTCTTTCATAATTTTAAATTATTAAGATACCACATTTTTCTTCTATATATTGTGGCGATAAATTCTTTAAGTCGCTCTCATATAGTTCTAGGAATTTAAATTCGTTCATTTCAAGCCATTTTTCTTTTTTAACGTCTCTTTTGATGCTTTGAAGGTATTTTAATCTAGAATTATCGTGGAAAAACTTATTGAAGCTCTCATGTTGATCGCCTTGTATCTCAATTGCTATCTTTTTTGTTGCATTTAATATATCAACTTTAAGCATTGTTCCATAAACTGGAAACTCTTCATATACAATATGATTTTTCCAATAAGGATAGAAGAATTGTTTAAATTTAAATTGTAGTTTACTTCTGCACTTTCCATCCCAATCTACAAGATAATTTCTTACGTTTTTATTAACGAGTTTTCCGTTAATATTTAGCAATCTCATGACGCAAGGGTTTTAATGAATTTATTATAAAAATAATCTACGATTGGTTTATTTTCTTCTAGGTAAGTTCTTAGATTATCAATCCCTTGATGTTGTTTCTTTAATTCTAAATTAACATTTTTGAGTTCTTCAATAATCTCGTCTGAGAAGGTGACCCATGCTCCTTTTGCAGTCGCAAACTCCCAAGAAAGAATTTGATCAATAACTTCATATTCTCTCCAAACAGAAGATCCATCTTTACGACCATATTTGATTGGATACTGAACTTTAGAATTTGTAGACTCATTCGTAGATTTTTTAATTATAATTTTTACATTATGTCCAATGATTTTATTCTTAATTGCGTCATATTTTTCATTTGGCTTTTCTAGAATTAGATCTTTGTTAAACTTTGGTTCAAATTCAAGAATCCAATTAGCAAAATGCAACAATGCATTTCCGCCAGTAGCAGTCGTTTGACGAATGTCTTTATTTGCAGCGTAAGGATCAAGCTTGATATCAGATCGGACTTGGCTAATAAAAATAGCCATATGACCACGTTTAGAAAGGGCGAGAGAAATCTTCTTCATTAACATCGAAGAAATAACTGCTCCTCCTGCGACTTTTGTCGCTTCCGTCATGCTCTTTTGAGAATCGCCCTTTGTCATTAATCCGTCAACTGAATCAAGGATGAAAATATATCTCTTATTCTCATCATTAGATTGAATGAGATCTTTCATCAATTCTGAAACAGTTTCGAAAATATTACATTCAAATACAAAACAAGTTCCATCAACCCATTCTTTGGGGTCTGTTACGAATTTAATTCCAGATCTTTCTTTGATTTCTTTACTCAATCTTCCTTCTGCTTTGAAGAGTAAAGCCCTAGAGTTTTCTACTGTTTTAAGAAAGTTCTTTGTTACTTCAAGCGCCTCTGAGGTTTTTCCGCCTTCATTCATTCCAATAAATCTATGAAGTCCGGGACAAAGACCACCGCTAGTAGCAATATCTAGATTCAAACTACCAGTAGAAACTTTATAATAAACCTCATCTTCAAAATTATAATGATCTTCTTTATTGTCTTTTAAAAATGATAATAATCTATCTGA